TTTAAATTAAATAAGTATCATTTTTATCTGTAAAAACTTGTGTTAACTTTCTACGTATATCTGATGATAAGCCCTCTATTGCTTCTAATAGTTCTTCTGAGAAAGATAATTCTTCTTTTGTGGCGACATCAGACGCCAGGTATCCTACTAGCTCTTCTACTAAATTATCTTTTATTTCATCTTGAAGTATTGCCTTTATCTCAAATATATCGTCTTTATTTAATATAAGATTATCGCGAGTCTCATTTGCAACTGGATCTACTATATCTTCTTTATCTTCGTCATAGCTAAATACCTGGCCTTTTGTTATTTTTGTTCTAGATTCTACCTCTTTTATATGCTTATCCCACTCTATAGTATTCATCTTACTCATGGCATTTATAATCTTTGTCTCTTTCTTTATGGATCTTTGTAATCTTTTAATATCCAATTCTGACGACGCTTCTTTATCATTAACATACTTATTATTAGCTAGCTGATACCTTCTTAATTGCCCATTGTGATATTCTAGTGTACAGTCCTTATAAGAGTTTATTAAATCCTCTCTTGTATTGACTCTATTAGAATCTAACAACCTTTTGGCCTTATGTAAAATTGATACCTCTATGTTTTCTCTCATGGTAAGACCTAACCGGGTATCCATCATACGTGCCAATCTAATACCTTCAAAATAAAGGGAAGTATAAAGATACTTATTAATATCAATATTTTTTCCGCTATCTTGCTCTTTACCTTTAATATTTTTTCCAAAAACTTTTCTGTGTAATATATTCCCAGCCTCTAAATACATCTTATCCACAAGCATACCAGATAATAGATTATAAGGGCCTTGATTATCAGAATCCCCCTTAACACTAAACCCAAAATTATGACACACTCGTCGTGATACTGCCGTTCTTATCTTTGAAAAATCTCTATCTATATTAGAATATGCCTCTTCTATATCGTCTGTTTTATAATATTCGAGAATGGCCTTATTGCGCATATCACGTTCCGATAACCTACGCTTTTGAGTCTTAACTTCTTTCTGCTTCTCTGTGACATAGTGTACTATATCATTAATATCAGCAAGATACTGCCCAGAAACTCCAGATGTATCCGTGCCTTGGAATTGCTGAACTATGTGCATATTTTCTCTTCCTGACATATCTGGTCCAAGATAATACATCTTTGTCGTCTTCATACCTTTATATTCCGAGTCTTGTAGTTCTATTTCACGGGTATCTTGGTTTAATACCAATTTTTTAAAATTTGATACCATAACTACATCTCCGGGTTTAAATTCTCCCTTTATCTTATCTCCCTGTCTTCCTACAGGTCTTCCAACATATATTTCCGGCGTTTTTGATTTTTTATTTCTAGTTATAAAAACACGGGAATCCGGGTGGGAGGCTACTTCTTCGAGATGTTTACGGTGCTCTTCTGGATTCATATTATGGAATAACTCGTTAAACCCATAATCATCTTTACTCTGAAGTATCTCTTGAACCGCCTTCTTATGTTCTTGCACATAAGAAACTATAGTATCTTTCTGCTTTTCTGGCGGGGCTGTACTTACCGCTTCCGTTATATCTTTAGTAGATGTCGGTAATTTTGTTAATTTTTTAACGGGAGATTTTACATAATAGTAATATTCATAAGGTCTGTCCGGCTTTCCAACAAACTCCCTTCGTATATACTTATGATGAGTCGCACGCATATGTCCTTTGGCGGCTTTTGATAGGTCATCATATATATACAAAATATTATCTTCCATTGCTACCCCTTTTTACTATATATGTATTTTCGGAATTTGCTACTTTAAAACTAATTCTTATAATACCACGTTCTTATCATTACATCTACATGAACATAATTCTCTGCTACTCCTACATTAGAGAACAGAAAATTATCCTGAATAACTTTTAATATGTCTCTCCCTGGTAGGTAGCTACCATCTTCCTTTTTAAAGGCTATGTCCATAGCCTTTAAAATATTACCGGTACTCTCCTTGACTATATGCAGAGAATTACTATTATAGTATTTTTTCCAGTTTTCGCCATATTTATTCTGATAGTATTCTATGTTTTCATCTTCCGTTCTTGCACCCTCAATTAATATAAAAATAAGACGCTCCTTAAGTTCTAACTCAAGTAAGTTCTGTAAAATATGTATATTTCGTTGAAGATGCGCGTCTATTTTCATATTATTTTATTTTTTCTATATACATTATTTCGACTAATCACCAAAAAGCTATAACATCGTTATCTTCATCTGATATAACCGGTGCTGATGGGTATATTGTTAATGGTGAATAAAAATCTACGATTACATGTGTTGCAAAGTTATCTTCGTCCCCTATAACATATCCTATACTGTAATAAACGTTAGTTTTAAGGGGGAAATATACATATTTACCATTACCATTTACACCACAAACATACTGCCCAGACTGAGCTACCCTTTTTGCTAAGGCGTCTGCTTGATCTGGGTTTCCTGTTGGTAGACTTAGATACGCGGTTAAATATACTAAGTCATTTGCGGCCCTATAGTCATCTCCAAAACCTATTTTTATAACCCCATCACTTGTTGGTTTGAAATAACATTTATAGTTATCCCCGAAATGACATGTGCCATTTGTTGTGCAATTTGTATAGGTATTTGACGCGCTTCCATTAAATGGAACAAAACTGTCATGATAACCAGCATCCCAATCGATACCGGTTGATGGTAATAATTCTGCATGTACTTTTGTATATATAGGATTCACATTATTATATGTTATATCTTGGCACGTTATATCATCGCATGTTATATCGCCCGCCCGTATATCACTAAGCTCCCACATACCTGCGTCTTTAATTGTGACATCCCTGGCTCCCTCTGTGGCAGGTTCTACACCTATAAAAAAGTATGCTGTTATTGTTTGCGTAGCGGTAAAAGTTCCTGAATGTTCTTCAAACGCACCATTATAAAAACCGGCCATAGAAAAATATTCGCCACCACCAATTGTTGATCCTACACGAATGCCGAAGTTGGAGATTTCTGTTTTTGCTGTAAAAGATACCTTATAGGTCTTCCCAGACGTTAATCTTACTGGAACATATATCCCACACCAACCTGCTCCTGGCCCAGTACTGATTCGGAAAGACCCATCTACTATTGAGCAGTCTGTGGCTGGAACAATATGATAATTCCATTGTCCTAACGGATTAATATTGTTAGCCAAGGTGTTAACAAACGTAGGTTTATCGGGGTATTCACTAACTATATTATCACCGCGTACTTCTAATTTAGGAGTTATTACTTCCGATGCCGATATTCTTCCTGATGCAAAAACACCGCAGCGTTTCTTACATGAAACCGCTCTAAATCTAGCAAAGCCTGCGGAATTTCCGACATTAGTGTGTGTGAGTATTAATTTAACTTGTTGTGTCGCCGTAGCTAAAAAATCTACGGAAAAAGGTTGCGCTATTTCCGAACTACCCATATAATTAAGCACAGTACTTTCATACAATACGGTAGACTCGTTGCTTGCTAATACTATGCTAACTTTAACACTACTAAGCTTAACCTGTGAGAGCTTTCCTGTAATATTGTATGTCTCGCCAGAAAACATTGTAAAAGAGTTTACTGTTTTATAACTAGCAAAGCCTGTCGGCTGATTGGCGGCCCCACTCAATGTCAAATTTCCATTTGCTATTGACCCGCTTCCATTTGATGCCGCTTTTAGCGCCCAATTGACGCCGTCTGCTGCGTCAAAACTCGGGTCGGCTAATATCTCTTGTCCTATGGTTAAATTTGTATTAGAACTACCTATTCCTCCAGCATTTATAGTGTCTACATTTAATGTTTTTGCTGTTATAGTGCTATTTGTTACGTCTAATTTTATACTGTTATCAATATCTACAGTTGTTGTATTATGTCTTACAAATGTGAACAGTCCTGTACAAGAAGACCCAGAAACTATATACGCTGTTGAAGTGTTATTGAAGATACTTATACCAGATCCAGTTGTTGCTCCTGGATTTGACGGCGAGCTGGAGGATGTTTGTGGTATTAACAATCCATATGTAGTGGAAGGATCTCCTATTATATATTTACTTAAATACCCTTGAGTTATAAAACTACTGTCTTTATTTGCTGGTATACCAAAAGGGTCATTACTATCTTTAATATATGTTATAGTATTACCATCAATAATTAAACTTGTTGCAGTTATACTACTAAGCGCCGCTGTTCCGGAAGTTATATCAACAGACGATATGCCTATGTTATTAAGAAGTTGCTTTGATCCAGTATCTTTTAATATAAATTGTTGGGTGGTATAATTATTACTTATATCGGGAAAGGTTACTGTTATATTATTACTTTGGGAGGTATTACCTTTTGCTATAGTCAGCTTGCTAGTACTAGACAAAGAATTCAATATAAAGCTTGTAGTAGATGTTCCATTTATAGTGCAATCTGTTATAGTTTTATTTGTTAAAATTTGACCATCAGATGTTCCAACGATATTACCAATTACCCCATGGGTGCTTGTTAATGCCGCGTGTGTACTTACAGATGAACTTACATCGCTAGAAGATGCTAATGTTGCATTATAATTAGGAAAGGTGTACGTTCTATCCCCAGTTAACCCAGAGGTCGATAATATAGCTTCGTTACCGCCCTTGTTTATAGTATAAGAAGAAAATGTTGTTCCATTTATAGCGCAGTCCGTTATAGTTTTATTTGTTAATACTTGTTGCGCTGCCTCCAGTACAAAAGTTCCATTATAATTAGGAAAGGTATACTCTTTATTAGCTGTTGCTATACTATTCAAATTAATAATTGCTTTAAAGGATGTTTGATCAGATTGCTCTATCTCTAACCTATTTGTAGCAGCATTGGTATATAATTTTCCTTGTGTCCCTCCGTTAGCAATTATTTTAGAGGCGCTAGTCAAAGTACCCGTCCCAGTTAATGTTACATTTTTATCTGTTGTAATATTTTTTGTAACAGTTATTAGATTAGATACTATAGTTAATCCATCTATAAAACCGCCAGTTATTTGTCCAGTAGCCAATATTAGTCCGGAACCTGCAGCGCTTAGATCCACCGTACTTCCGGAAGAGGCTATAAATTTTCCAGAATTATTTATTTGTATTTCAGCATTTGCCCCAACAGTTATTAGAGACTTACTTGAAGAACTTGTGGATATAAGTGTTAATAAATTTCCGGATGTTCCAGCATCCCCAAACATAAAAGACTTAGCTGTGATTGTATTTGTATCTAAATATAGTGGTTTATCTATTATCCATTTAGCGCTTGCTACGTTATATTTAACCGACGCTAACGGCGTAAGTACACTCGATCCTACACTTATTCCAAAATCAGTTGCAGAACTATTATCTTTACCTACGTGTATTATAGAGTCCTCTACTTGTACAGTCTCAACATCAAGAATCGTCTGTGTTCCTTTTACTGTAAGGTTACCTTGTATATTAACGTTTCCACCAAAAAATTGATTTCCATGATCAGTAACAATTTTTGGTCTATAAGTGTTTGATGACCCAATTTTAAATGCACATAGATTATCAAATAAAGCAGACCCACTTACAGTATTTGAAAGACTCATCCAGAAATATATATAGGTTGACGGTGATACATTTAATGGTATGCTCATAGAAACAGTTAAATACTTATATTCCCCACTATTAGATGCAAGTGTACTGGAGTCCTTTACAAGGATATCTGTTCCACCATTATTATCGGTAGAATTTAACGCTATTTGTATTTTAGCTAATCCTGTAGCATCTGTCTTTGCTTGCAACGAAAATATTACAGTATCGCCCGAATAAAGTCCTAAATCTTTTAATTGTGCCCTAAAGGCGACTTTTTTACCAGATACAGAATCAGATATGTTTAACGCACCAGTAGAGTTTAATCCACCGGATTGATTTATGCTTCTTGTTCCTGCGAAATAATACCACTCTGTTGTTCCGTATAGAGAACTATTAGATGGGTCTATATACTCGTTAGACCCCGCTTTAAAAGAAAAATCTCCATCATATATTAAGTTAGAATATAACTTATTAATATCTCTAAAAGCTTTTATCCAATCCTTATTCTCACTATATGTTACAACACCGGAAGGTTCAACTTGCGCCACCGCTAATGGTATGCCGTAATATCCTATCGCATTGAGTTCTTCTTTAGTCGGGGAGTCCGGTGAAACTACCGCCCCCTCAACCACTATAAGTTCATAACCTACATTATACCTATAGTCTGTATACTTTGTTACAATAGCCGCATCTGTATCTTGAAATGTATAAATATCTTTTTGTAATCCGTTTACGCTCTTTCTTATGCACACAACATCATAACGATTGCCTGATATAGGTAATACAGCGTCTTTAGATAAAATTTTTAATGTTGTATTCACACTCTCTGTGTAATTCTTATCTAAATAAACAATTTTTTTATCTGATGGATCTATACCTACTATACGATACGTCTTTACGCTATTTCTTAATAAACTAAATAGCCTCGTATCCGCCCCGTCCAAAGTGGCATTAAGTGTTATCTTATTATTATAAATACTTGTTACAGTATATGTTATACCACTTTCAGATGCCCACTCTACTGAAACATCTGGGTAAGCTGTTAATAAAACGTTAGTGCCCTTGTATAAATATATGCTAGCATTCTGCGCAGAGGATTGTATTATATTATTACTAAGCCATGATTCTTCTATAGAATACGCGGCAGATTTATTATAGTCTCCCGACAAATAAAAATATGGTGATGGTATATTTGATATGTCTTTGTAAAAAGGATCAGAGTATGCCCCTGCCTTTCGTACCTTAAATGGCAACGCTATATATGCGGTAGTTGTTCCAGAACTTGGTTCGAAAGAGTTTATCTGAACTGGTTCATCTATAATTCTACTAACAGATATAATTGATTTATTGCTATTATGATTTTTTGATGTTACTATAGCCCCATTTACATCAATAGTACTTGAGTTGGTAGTATCATAAACAAAGGTTCCATAATTAAAGCGGAGTTTTTTACTTGATTCTTCTAAACTGTTAATAGTTAATCCTTCTTTAATAAATGACCCTGGGGTTTCTATAGAGTTCAATAAATATGATAACCCTTTATTTATGTCAATAGTTTCAGAATTTTTATCTGAAAATGCATACTGCTGGTCTGGTGCGTAAAAATTACTGGATAAATTTATTAAATCTTTTGGCCAATTTATAGGATCATATGAACTCATTTTTTTCTCCGAATAGTTGTAGAGTATTCCATCTTAATTATGCATTAAACATACTTTATTTCTATATTTACAGATGTTCCCGCTAGTTTAAAATAGTTTATTGCTGAGGATATTCTATATAATATCTCTCTCAAAGTTTGTAGCATATCTGGATGTACGGCGGGGTTAACCCGACTGTCTATACTTAAAATAATTCGTAAGGTGAAAATAATAGACGAATTAGATGAAAATCTTGTTCCTTTTATATTTGGTATAACAGCTGCCGTAGGGTTATTTACATAAAAATTAATATCTGTTAAATTACTCTGAGTATTACTGGCTTTTGTTTTAACATAATCTCCTATAAAATTGTTTGTTAGTGAGTGATGCCCCAAGAAAGATTTATTGAGGAAAAATGTACGGCTATCCTTAGTGCCCTCTAAAATTAAAAATCCTTTTATTGGGGCGTAGTTTAATGACGTACTACTATTATAGGAATTTATTATGTAGTATATTATATCATTTAGACCCTTATTTGTACCTTTTTTAGTAATAAAGTATTTTAATATTCTAGATGAATAATCACTCTCTGATTCGTTTGGGAATCTTGATATATTAAATAACTTTCCCCAATTATCGAGGTATTCCCCCTCTGATTTCAATATATTTAGTTGGTCTAATCCATCGGTCTCTAAAGAATCGAAAAAATCTTTTATTGGCATGGCAAGTAATGAGAATAATTTATAATTATTTGAGTATGGTTCCTTATTATATTTTTTATCTAATGAGCGTAACAATCTATCTGGATTTGGTCTACTAAAATTAAAATCTTTATACGTTATATTTGTAGATACATATTGCGTATTAATGCTTATTGGAATATTTTCTTGTGTGGCAGCCAAATATATTATATTTTTAGATTCCCCAGAAAAACCCTTAATAATATTTTCATTATTTATTTTAATAGCATAATCGCTTATTATTACTCCGAGAAAACCTTTATAGGCCCTATCATTATTAAAATTTTGTATAGTAGATTTTGTACCTATTTTTATCCAACAATCTAAATTTTCTGGATTATCCACATTATAATAATATACAGTATCTTGATTTGAATCAAAAGGCTCTGTCCATATTATAGATACGTTGTTTTGACCAGATAAAGCTACCAAAGACTTTATCTCAAGACTCATACTTCACTCCAAGTACTTGAATCTACCTTTTTATATACCTTTGCGGAATTTTTATCCTTGTAAAAGTCGCCTGTCTTTCCCAAACTACTTAATGGAAGTCCATTATCTACAAAAAATATACGAACTAAAACATTACCGGCTTTTATTATTTCGGCACGGGTATCGTCTATTACGGGAACTATATCACTAGGTGTTATATTATTAAAATTATTCTCTGAATAATCATATTCTGTTCCTGTTTTAAATACTACATCTGAGTCCAATATTGCTGCTGTATCCGCATTTCTTATAACATAATCTAATGTAGACAAATTTAACTCTGAATTATTACTATCATTTGGAAAAGTGTAACTATTTAGATGGTCTACTACTATCTTATTAATAGATAATCGTATACCCTCTTCAGAACTTTTAAACCTATCATTTAACCGTAAACGTATATCAACATTAACTGGTATAATTGTAGGGGTGCCTATTGTAGCTATAATGCAAGCACCTTTATATTCTTCTACTACATCTAATGCTGCACCTATCATATCCTGAGATGCGGTACCAGTGTTGTCCGCTATGTAAATTTTTAAAAATCCGGGTGAGGGTGAATTCTCTAAAATGTGTACGGTATTAATAGTATAATCTTCGACCTCATTAAAAAGAGCATATCGTATAGATTCTAAAGTTCCACGAGCTTGTCCTGCCATGAATCTAGAAAATCTTAGTTTTCTTTCCTCATTAGTTTCTGTTTCTCTTCCGTCAACAAAAGATACCAAATTTGTTACAGATTCAACATTAATAATTTGTGAGTCTATATTTTTTATTGTATTAGAAGAGACCCTTCCTATAATTCCAGATGTTAAGCAAACTACAGGAACATCCACGCCTATCGCCGTATATGTTACTGTTAATATATCCCCCGTAGTTAATACACCTGGTGTTAGCCACCGTAAAATTGACGCTGATGCGTAATCTTCAGTATCTAAAATATAATCAGTATTTTGTATATATGTAGTAATACCCTTCTTAACACTTACTATAGACGATACTAAACTAAATCCTTCTGACTTAGCTATGGGATATTCTAATATACCAGACACGTATTCTATAGAAACAGTTCTATAAGTTTTAGGATTTATCTCGGCTGATAGCGTTGTTTGATAAGTCACCGATGGGTAATTTCCTACCGGGTCTGTTGATACTAATATACCTGACGGTATTATTATATTTTGATCAATGTCCGCTACTCTAAAAGTTATAGTTCCTGTAGACGGGGCTGCTTGTAATGTTGAAAAATTAAAAGCATCATATAAGGCATCAGCTTGAGCGTCTATAAGCCCCGCGTGGGTTCTGTAGTATAATTCTTCCAACTCTAGAGCTACTGCTTCTAAATCGGTTCTCAGAACTGATCCTATCGATAAGTCATTATCTTTAAGAGCGCTGATTCCGAACCAGTTAGCCATACTATAAACTATTTGCGTAAAATTCTTTAGATTAAAGGCCATTATTCACTCCTAAACAACGAACGTTAAATTTACTGGATAATCATAATTTATAGGTACCACACCTATATATATGTATATTACATCATTATCTACAAAAATATCTATAGAATCTATATCTTTAACCCTATATTCTGACAATACTGCTCGCCGTATCTCTGCTTTAATTATACCCAATGTTAGAGTTGTTTTTGTTTCCCCCAAAAACGTTGTAATATTACTCCCGTACTCTGGATGATACGCCAAAGTGCCCTTTTTAGTGGATAACAGTAGATTTATAGCTTGCTTTAAATTATCTAATCCAGCCACCCTCTTATAATCCCCATTTATATCCATTAACCTATCACCACTACTATCTAAATAAATGTCCTCTTTAAATAATTTTACATCATTATTCTCTTCCAATTTATACATTGGTGTGTTAGAACTATCATCTAGGTTAATTGGTACAAGCATTGTATCCCCGGGATTTAAAACATTTACAATATGCCCATTTGATATAGCTTCTTTGTTAGTCACGCTTACAATATTCTGTAATGATGCGTTATTTATTACCCTTATTTTATTAGAAGTAACGTTTCCTATATTCCCCCACTCAGTACTTCTTACCTTTATGTTACCAGATTTTGTACCACTATCTAAATTTATAGACTCAAGAGCATAATAAGATCTAACATAAATATCAGGATCGTCTTCCGCGGTATAGAATGTAGTACCATACGGTATAAACGCCGAGGATCCTGTAAGTGTTACGGTTATGTACCCCTCTGCCTTATTTATATATTTACTAAATAAGGTTACCGGCTCATAGTTCATTATAGCACTAATGTACTGTAAGTCCATTTCTAGTTCCTGTATATCGCCTATATAAGCATTATAATTAGACCCCGCGGATACCGCCCTTATGTGTATATCTATATGTTCAAAATCACTAAATTTTGTAGTAGATCCCGTAGTCTCATACTTATATCCTTCTTTAGATATAAGGACCAATCCAGCACCTATGGTTATTTCCTGTGATAAGTACTCTCTTTTAAAGTAAAATGTCACATATCCTTCTGCATATTGACTTTCATCTATACTTTCTATATAGGGGTAATCTAGATTATTAAGATCTACAAGATCCATCCACCGAGAGCTATCTCCTAAAAATTTTAAACTAAGTCCCCGTATAGTATCGTAGTTTTTAATAGTATATTCTTTAAATGTTAGATTTGACATATTTTACCTCAAGGTACTTGCGCAACCAGAATCTTCGAAATTATTCCTTCTTCCAAGATACCTTTCTGCCGTGTCACCATAATGTTTGGCAGCATGTTTTTCTAACGCAGATAAACATATTACATATTGTCTTAGTGTTCTAGCTATATCGTAACTAATCTCCCCTAAAGAAACCGCCCTTGATATCGCATTATTTGCATCTGTTGTATCTTGATATATTTTAGCAGCACCTAAAAGTGATAAATAGTATCCCTCATAATCTTTTTTATATAGCGCCGCTTGTGCCGAATCCAATAGTTCCATCGTAGGTATTATTTTTGGTGCCAAATATGTAATTATATCCCCCCCTACTTTAGCTATTTCGTTATTCTTTATACTGAGAATAAAATCACCCACGGGACCTGTTATAGGAGTTAATAAACCATTTACAGATCTTGCTATACCATCCCCCATTTTTATAAGATCTTTTGCTATAGGGCAATTATCTATACCTTTTTCTACTATATCTTTAGTCTGTTCTGTAACCTTTTGTAATAACTTATACGTCTGATTTAATGAGCCCAACCCATCGTCAGAATTTAACATGTCCTTTGCAGTAGGGCTTTTAGGACTATTTATTCCTATTACAATAAGTCGTATATCATAATAATACAATAAGGGGTTAGACTTCGATCTAGATATAGAAAAATTAATGGGATGCACGATTAAATCATAAAATTTTGCATCCTCTCCATGCACAGTAAAGGACATTGTCACTTTTCTAAAATCTTTTTTATTATTATATAAATCTCGTCTTCTATTAAGATAGGCTGTGTTAATTATGTTATTTAGAGACTCCATTATTGTTTTTCCATCTTGAATAACACCATCACTATTTGCCATTTTTCTAAACCCTGTTACACCTTTTATATTTATCTCTCTAACACCGGGTCCAAAGTCTTCTAGCCAATACCCTCCAGGAGTTTGTGTTATAGAATACCTTACCGGTTGTATGTCTGTATATTCATCTGGTGTATTCCTAAATACAAAAGTTGTTATTATCGGATTTGTTACTACAGTATCATCATAAACAGCTAGTGAAAATTTATACTCATCGAGATCTCTACAGGTTTTCTGCGTCAATAAGGGGTTTAACTCTAAACTTGAAAATAGGTTAGACCCCCCACCAGTATTTAAAACAGCTGTAATCGATTCAGTAAGGGGACGTGCTATTAAAGAATCAACAGTTTTCCCAACATCTACCATAGATCCAAAAAATTTAGCAAAATCTGGCACATATCCCTCCTAATTTAATTATATACTTTACGCTCATGATAAATTAAAAGTCACTGTTCCGGCTATTTGACCTTCCATATAACTAATAGTCGCTTTCGCTGTAGTCGTTATAGTATGTAAATAGTCTGAAATTTCTATCGCCTTTGATTCATATGTTGCACTATTCTCTAGCGACATAAATATTGTATATAAACTTTCGGGGTTTAATAACGGCGGGTATGTTACTTTAGAACTTATCTTAGATGTCCACGGTGGTATTATATTATCTGTATTAAAAACTACAGAGCCCCAATAAGATATTACTCCCTCATTTATCTTAGTGGAAGAAATACCAGCATCCATAGATAAGAATGCTTCATGTAATTTTGTTAATAGACTATCCTTATTAGTACCAGATTTTATAGTATCTCCAGATAAGTCAGTAGCATCTTTAGCGTAAATATCATAAGCATCTGACCACAATTGCGCGGCAGAATATAAACTTGTTGGTTTATTATTCATAATAACCAATATTTCTTGTTTTAAAGTACTTTTATTAAGCATATTGTCTTTAAATAGTTTTTGATACGTTACTTAAATGCGTAGAATCCATTAATACCGTAGGCTGCCCAGAGGGGCCAGCACCGGTCATATGGATATGTGAATCATATAAAGTTTTAAAAGAGTCTCCTTTTACCAGACTCTCTGCAGCGTCTTTTCCTAATAATATAGATGAACCCTCTATGATAACATTTTTACTTAAAATTGTTACTGTTTGATGGGAGTCATTCAAAGAGGATAAATCTAAAGTTACCTCACCAGTATTTGATATTAATACTACTGTCCCGGTAGAGTGCTTTATTCTATACGCTTTTGGTTCAAGGAGATCTTCATCGATTAATTCATACAAATTATCATAAGATAATTCCGACCCTTTGTCCAAAACTCTATCACTAATAGATATCTTTGTTCCATCTGGAAAATATGTTTCTTTATTGCCATTCCCCTCTATTTTTTCCCAATAATGAGATGGGTGCAAGTATAGATCCCTTCCCTCCTCATATACCTTATTAGATTCATCTATTTGAACTATTCTATTGGACGTCTCTAGTCTGTCTGGTAAACACCCTATTATTATTGGAAAGTTATTCTTTCCATGTATAAAACCATATACCACCCTGGAGTATAGTTGTGGCAAAAATATATTTAGAGTTCCTTTAAATTCTTTAGATCTAGTATCTTCTATAGTACTATTAGCGCCGTAATCTATAAAATTTTCAAAATAATTTCTTGATAATACCTGAACTAAAGAATATAGTGTACCATTGTCGTCCCTAACAGCAACACTATTATTATTGTAATCTACAGAAACAACTACACCAGTAGATAAAAAATTGAAATCATTTCTCGATTTTGATTCTTTATTTGTGTTAGAAAACGCGTAGTATTGATAACGTTGCATATACTATTTATTTCCCCTATTATAGTTGTATCCATTTATATTATAAGATTTATCCCCACTACTTTTATATTTGTCATACCATTCGGCATATTTATTAAACCCTTCCTTAGAATACTTTAAAATATCCGTTTGTTCACCCCCCGGGCTAGTTAATTTTCTATTTTTATCAAAACCCCTTGTAACATATACCGTTGTTGTGAAATTTCCCCCAGTATTATCTCTCTTAAAAGTGTGTGTTACTTCTTCTATATAATATTCGAATTCTCGCCCTGTGTTATCCTTGGAAATAATGCCGGAATTATTAAATATCCTTAATCTCTTACCTATCTTTATATCTGGATTTCCCCTTACTACAAATTTTCCAGAAAGCATCTCATCATTATATATAAACCAATCATGCAACATTTCGTTATAATGTATCATTGTTTTGCTAATATTTGTATTGGTTTTTGCTGGATTTTTTATAAAATTTTTCAAAGAATCTGTATCAAATGTTCCATCTATACACAAATCTCCTATAGCAGGAATATATTTCATATTACAACTATACTTTCTAATACCATATTTTTGAATATTTTTCCAATTATAATAATCCCATAACCAGCTAGAATCCCTTTTTATACCCGCCATATCAAAATTAATGGGACTTATCCCCTCTAGCGCCTCAAAATTAGTGTGAAAATAATTGAATACCTCATTCTTACTTCTATTCAAATCTTCAGATAAAACATCACTTTCTTTGTCTATTATAACTACCGGTAAGGCGTTCCAATTTACCCCAAACATACCAGCACCAGTATACCCCACAGTTACTCCTCCGCTACCTTTAGGGGTATTTTCTGGAACACTGAAAGTGTCTGAAAATCTTGACATAAATGGTGTAGGACGTACTATTATATTTACAGAGTATTCCCCATATTTTCCAAAGTGAAGCTGGAAGCCAAAATTTTGTAGTGTTCCATCTTGCTGCTTTGTTTCCTCATATCTAGGTATCTCTTTTATAAAAACACTATTAACTAGTTCCGTAATATTATATGGGGCACTTTTATTATTCAAATCTTTATTTTTAAATTCTCTAAGTACTGGCTTATTATTATACGGTATAGGTACATACCCAGTTTTATTGTGGTTAGCATATAACTCATCTTTATGTATAACGTCTACGAAAAATTCCACAAAAGGGTAACTTAACAAGGTAAGTATATTATCTTTTATTGATGCCTCATCTAATATAAACTTTGGGGAATTTGGATAAAAAAATCCATTTACAAACGCCAATTTATACCCGAGTACCTCCCTCAAACCTAATCTATCAGAATTAATAGGCAGAGTTCCTTTTGGAATACCGACTATACTGCTATAATAACCATAGAAGGTCTCTTCTATTATATTTTTTATAGATACATTTATTCTATCAAAAACTATTTGATTGTCTGTAAATTGATGATTGGCGTTTCCTGAACCATCAACTAACCAATAGTGGAGTATGGCCTCTTCGAGATATTGTCCGACGTCTTTTCCAGTTATTTCTATAGTATATACCGGATTATTATTATCATAATCAATACTACTGTTTATAACATTTATTATACCCACCATAACTACAGCAGGTTTTACATCTATACTACCTTTATCCTTAAAATAAATAGACCTATCGGAATAAAAAGATATTACTACTAGATCCTGTGGATTTAATATATCCGACCACCTTAACCCATTAGAGTCTTGATTATTTATTAAGGTTATAGAGAATGTTCCTGAACCTTCCCCTAAAGATTTGGTTGTTGTGCAAGACAACAAAGAATTATTTATTCCTATGTGTATACTATCTAAATTATCATAATAATATGATGGTGTGTCATTTCCATAAACTTTTCCAGTTTGTGAATATACCATAATATCGCAATCATAATACCCTATTCCTTGATATTGCATTATTTCGTATTTCTGGAGTCTGACCCGTGTGCCCTACGCTCAATTACAGTAAGTGATTTTGAGTCTTTACCGGATATACCTCGTATTACGTTCTCTTTGGCTGTTTCTATGGCTTTATTTAAAATTTTTTCAAATCTTTCTGGGAGATCATTCAATACCAAGTGTAAGTTTTGTAAACTTTCAACCTTTTGAGGAGCAAATGTCCTAGAATTTTCAATAGCCGCTATCATCCCACTTAATTCTGTTACACTAGAAACCTTCAAATCCTCTCCGGTATCAAACCTTTTTAGAAATTCATTAGATGGTATCCCGCCTATTTTTAAACTTTGGTCTCCTGGTAATAAATTATCTGCGGTTTGACGGACCATTCCTGAAAAACCTTTTCCGTACCTTCTTTGATTATCCTTATCACCATTATTAAATATACTATCTAAAAAAGGTCCCATAGTCGCTTGCATGGCTTTCACCATTGAAGTACCAAGTTCATTTTTTATTAATTTTTCAAATAACAATACCGATTGAGCGAATGCCTCTGTTGATTTAGCAAATTCAGAAAAGGCCGCGCCGCCACCATCCCCGGTCTTTGGAATTTTTCCAATAACAGATCTAAGACTGTCTAATGATTTTTTTATCTCTATTTGCTGTGACAAATTTCCTTGTAATATTTGATCCCCTAAAAATAACGAGTTACCTTTAGTAAACTCGTCACCAAATATTTCCGGCAATTTATTAAACATTTCCCGAGTCATCTGGTCCGGGGCATATTCCCGCATTAATTGTGCTATCTTAGCAAATTCTAATGGAGAAGATGCTTTGTTTATCTTATCTATAAGAGTTGCCCGTTGTTTATCATCAATCTTTAGTTTATTTGCTGTGTCTAACATTCCTTTTTGGCCTTTAAAGAATCCTGAAGCCATTAGACCGGCAAAATTAGATATGCCAGTTTTTGGTTTCATACCCGACTCTACAGCCTTTCCTATAAGTCCCGGTATCGCTTCCATTGAGACGCCTTGTTGTATAAGTGCCCCCTCCATACCTACTATGGCCGCCTTTTGTTGATTAGATACATATGGCATTACATTATTAAGTTGTGTAATGCTACCCTCTAAAGCTTTTAAGACAACCTCCATATCAGATTTATTTAGACCGCGGGTTATTATTCCCGACAACAATTCTGGCGTTATATCCTTATTTCTTTCTTTCATTCCAGAGGCTGCGGCTATCCTACTTAAAGACCCTAAAGAGTCCGCGGTATCTAAACCGTATCCTTTAGCGAATCTTGCCATATTTATAAACCTATTATCATTGGCAGATCCGTATCCTGAAGATATCATAGCTTGTCTTGCGTTTATAGCCTCGTTCTCATCCATGTAGGCTTTTCTCATACCAAGACTAACCGTAGATTCCGATGATCCTAAGGATCCCGCTAATCTTATGCCTTTTCTAAGCGTTTCCATTTTCCAAGATACCGCGTCTGCAGCAACACCCGCTGCCTTATTTAAAGCAACCCCCGCTAATAGCCCTGCTATTGCTATCGGTCCACCAGCGGCAATACCAGCAAATTTAGCCCCTTTTCCTACCATCCCACCAGCCCCGCCAATCCCACCTAAAAATTTACTAAATTTTGATTGTTGCTGGCCTTGTTGTAGCTCTTTCCACTGATCCTTGTATCTGTTCTCGGCTTCTTTATCATCCAAAGAATCCATTAAATCATTTAATCTAACACGTTCTAAATCTGCATTTTCTTGTTCCTTAGCTAATACCTTAAACCTCTCCTTATACTCATTATCCAATAAATCTTCATTTAGAGATAATAACTTTTCCCGCTCACTCGCTATCCTCTTATCCGCAGCTGCACTTTCTTTAATATTTTTATTTTTTAACTTTTGTTCTTCTTTTTGATTATTTATAATATCTTGTTGGTCTTTTTTAGCAACATCTTTATAGCCATACTCTTCAAAATACCCCGCGGCATTTTTTCTTACTTGTGTTCCTGGATCTTTAAAATATTTTGAATATTTACTTATTTCTAGATCTTGCTTCTTTTTATCTTCAGCGTCTCTCTTTGCTTTTTCTTTTTTATCTAATGTTTCCTTTAAGCCAAAACCTTTAAAGGATGACGTAGATTCATATATCTTTTCTCTTAAACCTCTTATTTTTCTAAGGTTGGAATTTACCGATTCGTTTTTTTCCCAAAACCTATAGTACTGTTCTTTTTTTTGACCCTCTAATTTTTCTGGATCAGAGACACCTAAGTATCTATTTTTAGGTTGGTATAGCTTCTCAAGCATTCGTTTTTGTTGTGCTTTTAAATTTGTCTCCCTTGAAGATAACTCTGTTCTATTTATTTCACGTAAGGTATTAGCACGCTCCTTAAGAGCTTGCATTTCCTTTTGTGTAATACTTCCTGGATTTCCGCGTAATTTTTGGTATAAACCATATTGTTGATTTAATAGTCTATTAGTTAGACTAATAGCTTTTCCTAAATTTTCTACTCTTTTGAGTTCGTCATCTATATTCATTTATTATTCCGCGCCATTAAATTCATCAGTTACATCTTCAAAGTCTTTAACATCTATTTTTTTCTTATAGTTTATTAAATTATCTAAATCTTCCAAACTAGGGGCTAAACCACTCTCAAATTTATCCATTATTTGTTTCGCCTCAGAGGTTATTTTGTACTTATTTTCCTTAATTTCTTCTGGAAGAGATTCATAATCTATTTCAGTATCTGGCGAGTCAGTAGCTGCTTCATATACTTGATTACATTCATACAACCACATTATCTGCGACCAAGTTAGTTCCTTGAATCTCTTCTCTGTTGGTAATACTTTAAATTCCCTACATACTGTGTACATTGCCTTATGAAAATAATTACTTTTTAACTGCCCCTTTAATTCTAATAATACTTGACTCTCGAAATCGGTCTACCGCATCTTTGTGTGTGCGGTAGATCTCCCCTAATAAATTTATATCATAAAGTTTGTCTGGATCATTAATTAAAAACCAGTCGGGATACGACACCAAACAAACAAGTAGTGTAGCATACATATAAGAGTAGTTATGCGCTTCAACAGGAACATTGTCTGATGAAAACTCTTTTAGCATCTTACACTGCTCTTCACTCACTTTAATTATATCCTTAATTGATGGAACCTTAGATACAAAAGTCCCGACAAGCTTTTTGCCATCGGGACTCTCGTATGTTATTTCAAAAGAAAATCTCTTATCATCACTAACTATTATCGTGTTTAAACTATTATCAAAATAGTTTTTATCTTCATTCATAAATTACCCCTTCGTATATAGTATGGGTTATTTTACTTATTTATTATTGATCAAAAAATGTTGTTCCAGTATTCGTATACCCCTGAGTGGCTGCGGTAGCTGTATCAGTATTACACTGTAAACACAACCAAGTTGCTGATTCGCCCATAATGGCATTATGCGATATATTTAAAGACCTTGTTTGAAGAGTGCATCCGGAATATGTTAAAAACCCGGTATCGCTATCCCCTACGTCAAGAAATACTATATCAATTAGCGGAAATTTTAGAATGTCTGTAAATTCTGGAACTATATTCAAGTCTACTAACGATTTTTTTCTCATATAAAACTTATCTATCTCTATCGTACAAGACCAATTTGTTGGTACATGTTCAAGTGGCTCTATGCTTCCAATACCTTTTTGTACTGTCTGAATTTCCCACGTTTCCGTAGATCTCGCAGAATTTCCTATACCTATAGTTTTACCGCCAAGCTGTATAGCAACAGATCCAGAGCTATGCGATTTTTGATTTTGTAAAGTGGCCATATATCTCTCCTAATTAACCTATTATAGTTGTCGGTCTAAACGACACGGTATTGCTTATATAATAAATAGTGTCAACAGGGGATACCTCCGCTTGTACATAACATATACCATTTATTACATATATTTTAACGTTTCTAAAAGCGGGTTGGGCTAATCCGGTATCTGGATGTGCTCCGGACGTTATGAGACCGTTTGATTCATAAATACGTAATAAGCTTTCATAATATGTTCTAATAGCTGTTACAGAGGCTGGTGTGGCTGAACTTCCTATAAACTGTTTCTCTAAACCCTTCGTAGAATCTTTCATAATATAATTAACAATTCTAGATACACTATCTTTAAAATTTTCTATCTTTTCGTCCAATAAATATGTTGTTCGATCAATAGTTAATCTAAACCCAACATTCGTTTCTAGCTCAATAGGGCACGTTCCAGAGTCAATAAGATAATCTATGTCATGATCTTTAATATCGACATCTAAAACATTCAAATAAGAGTATGTTGTTGATCTGGGCAAACTCTGACTACCAGATACCATTCCCGCAACCATAGCGGCAGCAAAACAAGCATCTAACCACTTAGCGGTACCTTTATAGTCTCTAACTTTAATAGCTTGTGGAATAAACATAGCATTTCGTGATTGTAATCCTCGAACAGTTGTTGCAATATCTGAATCAGATGTATAAGACTTGCACCCCATATATACCCTACGTACTTTAGTAGTATCTTTAAAAGTATTAACCTGAGAAACTACCATACTTAAAATATTCTCATCCGTTGTTAAAGGAACAATAATATCTATGTCCTCTGATGCTAACACGGCTAGGGCGGATACCCACGCACTTGTATCAGAAGATCCATCTGACCCACCAGTTAAAAACATATCGCTTGCTGACGTCTTTGGTTTTAAGGAGGTGTTTGTTACACCGTCGGCAATTGTCATAGATACATACACGGAGTTTGCATTTACATACTCAATTAAAGCGTAGGAGTTTGCTGTTACAATAAAGTCCATATCTTTTATATTTTGTGTCGTAATATCATCTATTTCACTCGCCGGAAAATTTACATCTGCAAGATTTGAGGATATTGATGCTATATAATTTGTATTAGAATTTATAAAATTTACTAGCTCTACTATAGTATCAAATTGTGCATCCAATAGGTCAATATCTAAGGGAGAATCTGTAGACCCGGAACCTAATAAAGTTACTAGTGTTTTTGTTCCATCATTTGTGTCTGTATTAATTGTCATCACACAAGAGGCGGCGGATCCAGTATACCGTATACTAAATAAAGAACCTAAATTTTTCTTTATTGATGGTGTATTTGTCATATACGTTTCTTTATAGTTCACTCCCTGTGGTTCAATAGAAAATGGTATATAACAATCACCTGTTTGTGCTGCCAAAACGGAATATGTATATGTTACCTTTATTGTAGCAGTAACCCCAGAGGACGTGTCCGTTACTTGTACTGTAGCTATTCCAGAAGAATTCGCAGAAACGGCTGTTCCAATAGGAGTTGTACCAGAACTATCTTTAACAACTAATTTATCATCGGATTGTGAATAAAATAGACGATAACTTCCTATTGCGGCATTATCTGATACTTCTGTTACGTTTAATGTCGGTATATCATCACTATTACACACGAATTTTTTAGAGGTAGCATCTGTCACATTAATTTTAATTTTGTTATTCCATATACCATAATCCAAAGAGGTTACACTTATCAAAGAGTCTGTGGTACCGCTCGCTTTTATAGTCGTCCCGGACTGCGTCGCCTGATTTACCCTTATAGCAAAAATATCAGACGCCCCCCTTCGATCTATCGACGGATTCCATGCGAGATTCGCTGCCGTTAATAAATCTCCTCCCTTTAAAACAGAGGCGGCGACTATCGGGCTTTTAAATCTCATTAACTTTTGAGGTTCCCCACCTTGCGACGTACCAAGGATACACATACGGTATCCCCCAACCCCATTATTAGATGTTGTATAGTTTGTATCAGCCAACCCAATAGCCTGTGGCTTAACAACACGTATACCATTTATTTTTGCACTCATCTTATTTCCTCCCGTGAGTATTCAAGAAATCTATGAAATTTTTATTCATCGGTCTTTTCTTATACATCTCTATCACATAAAGCCACTCTTCAATTGTTTTATACGTTCGCATATCAACATACATTTTATATAAATTATCTATTAACATATCTGTAACAGTGCTATTAAGTAACAACTTTACTTCTGGAAGGCTTATTAACTCTTGAGATGGTTTTTCTGCTTTCTGCTTTTTCTTCGTTCTTCTAGTCATACAAGCTCCTGCTTATATTAATCCATTTTAATTATGGTTTAAATTATCTATATATTATTGTCAACTATGATTTTATTTCTAAGCTCTACATCATTACCAATTACAGGTAATTCACTATATTTTCCATATACAGTGTTATCTTGCCACATAACGGGGTTCAATATAGATATTTGTATTGTGGTAAAAAACATAGGATGTCCGTCTAAAAAATCTGGATCCTGTTCATCTACAGCACCGGTTATCCTCATTATAATACCCGCGGAATAATCCTCTCCGTAAGGGTATTGATCTTCCCCATTTATATCTTTTATTGGATTGTTTTTTAAATATCTGTCCTGCTGGGTAAGTAATATTTTTAATACAGATTCATATATATCTTCTCTCAAAAGAGGTGTTGGTGCCCACACACGTAGCTCGAATATGTCATTATAATAACGTCCAAGAACTCTGTTCTCTATATTATCATTTTCAGTTATATCTTCCCCTATAAACTGGTTTGACTCTACTTTATTTATTCTTGCTATTGTTACACACGGAATCTCTGATCCAAATGAACCAATGTCCATTAGCATAGGATCGTACATAGTAACTTTTACTTTATATTGACCGAATGTATCTTCTGAATTTAGCTCATTAAAACCATCTGTAAACATGGTATGAAGTTGCTTTTTCATATTCAAATAATAAAAATTATAATTACTCAAGCTCATTATTATCTCCGCACATTATTTATTTTAGAAAGTATATTATCGTATTCAGAAATAAAATTTTTTATAACCCTTACTTTATTAATACCTTCGTCTGTATTTAAATATTTTTCTATCTTACTCGAAGTCCCTAGTATTGGTTTTCTTGTAATAGCATTTATTATCGGTCTCGTATTTAAAGATTTTCTTACCCCTCTTTTAGGTTTTTTATACTCCTCTATTTCTTCTAGCATATGGGTATACCTTTGATAGGATCTTTTTAATGACCTAATAGTTCTTAATCTAGTCCCGTATCCACTAGGGGATTCGGCATCTTTTTTTCTAAAATCTATAGATAAGTACTTATCCTCTGAGGGGTCATAAGAGTCATTCATAACAGAATCATCTGAAACACTTTCATATCTTTTTATTCTCTTATCCGTTCCTATTGTAACATTTCTCCCGGACTTAGTTTTATATAATATGTGATTTAAAAAGCTTTCTTCATCGGATACTATAAATGAAGATGATTCAATAATGGACTTAGTTGTCACTACGTCATATTCACACCTGCAATTCGGATGTATTGGTAGTGCGGGCCTATTATACTGCGTCCATATAATGGAGGTCAACCCTCCACATGTATCACACACCCGGTTATCTCCAGCCGTTCTTATTCGGTAAAGTTTTATATTTTTATCTAAAGAATTTTTTATACCTTTTAAGGTAGACATTTTTGACACGGTTAGCTGCCCTGTGGATAAGGTGTGTCTTTATAAAAGTTTATCTTATCTAACCTTTTTGCAGTAAGACGCCTCGGTAACATTATTTCACCATGATGTCTGTCCTGCCAAAGTTCTTGAAATACTATATACGTTTTTCTTGCTAAATACATCACAGTATATATATCTCCATTATTCGGGCCTACCCCAGTATTTAGCCAGCGTATCCCGTGTACCCCGCTAAACACAAAATCGACCCCCTCTTTATATACTCTATTATTATCCCTTACTTCTATTATCTTTATAATTTGATCTACTTTTAACTTATCATTACCCCTTTTTAACATCTCTGTATACCTTGTAGAGGAGTTGTTGGTCAACACAGTTATCTTATCCCGCATTCCTAAATCATAATAGTACATAAATGTTAACTGAGCGTTACCCTCAATAATATCACCTGCCCCCTTAAACTGCATATTTTCTATTTGCTCAGTTATTAACATTTTTATAGGGGCACTATAAATATACACAACCCTTATATTAGAGCCAGGAGACTGTTGCTCTGATAGCTTTATAAAATTATCTGTGAAATAGTCATACTCCAACGGCTGATTTGTATCAGCATTTACTATAAAGGATATAGAAAGTATGGGGCTGCTAGATACTTTTATTTCGTCTAAATTATCACATGGTTTAAGTACTTCGTCTCTTTGAAAGGATATTTTTTTATAATAGTCAACAAAAATTCCTTGAGTATTTCTAATAGTAGTTTCCTGTAGCACTATATCTCTGCCATCTATATGATCTATATTAAATACCTGCGAGGTTCTTAAATTATATACTTTAACCACTTCCTCTGGGATATACCTTATACGTATCCTATTTATATCTAATACTACGGCTTGTTCTTTATATATAATAGATCCGGATGGTGCGTGATATGTATATCCAAGACCGTGGCATATACTACATTTATGGTCAGGGGCAGAAAATTGTGTGTTATAGCATGAACATTTCAAGGCCTTTTCCCATTTAACCGGTTGACCATTAGACTCTATTAGATTCTCGAATGGCCACGTTTTAAATTTGGTATATTCATAATGATTAAAATTAAAAGTTTGCATTATTTATCCGAATTCACCATTCTAAATAACGTACTTGGACTAACCCTATATCTTTTGTACCCAAGAACATAGCCTATTAGTTCAGAACACCACCATGCGTTATTGTCTTGAGTATTAAATTTAAACAATTGGTCAAATAGTATTCCTACCCAATCATAAGGCTTTCCAACCTCTTTATTACATGTCTCCCTTATTATACTCTCTACTTCTTTAGTTACATTTAATGGGATAAAAGTCCACCTATATTCATCAGAATAATCTATATTTTTAAATCTTACACCGCCATCCGCAGCACTACTTGAAAAAGATACCCCATCACTAAATACTAACTCTACATGGGAATATGCCCCGAGTGTTCTAAGCATTATTAGCCAGTCTGATACACCGCCATAAATTCCTTCATAAAAAGCTACTTTAAGCATATGATAACCTCATACTATCTCTAGACCAACTCCATAGAAATAGTCTCGCGCATTTTTAAGATACCTATCTAACCATTTGTTATAAGTGTCAATACGTCCCTGAAATAATACCGCATTTATGGAATTTGTTCTAGACATAGATAATGTAAGTCCGTCGGCGTGTATATTACTATTAGATATTCCTTGAGCTATTGCGTCGGACATTACTGTTAATATTTCTATCGCAGCTCTTTTTCCTATGGCCATATGTAGATCTCTTGGAAATTCCTGTATGTCGAACCCAGTAGTATAGTCTACATGTAGCATTTGTGGCATACTTGGAAAAAATGATGCGGATAAAAGCGGGAACAAAGGACCATTTTTACCTATCAATATTGTTGAGTATGTTCCATATGTTGGGACTAACTGGAATATACCCTGTCTTCGATATAGTTTTATCCATCGAGGGTCTATATCCAAAACCTTTTGACCTGTTGGATATATTATTTCTACCTTATCTATAGACTTTACCGGTCTTCTAAATAGCTTTGTATAAGCAAAATTTGCATAATCGTTTACATAAAAATCATATGCTGGCTCGCTTATATCACATACTTCTTCTGCTGTGGCATTACTTATAACTTTTCTCGGCTTTATATCTATAGATATTTCTTTTTCTAGCTCCTCTACTGCTGCGTCTATATAATATTGAATAGTATCATCACCCATAGATTCTCCGAAAGAATCTGTTAAATTTAAACCATATAAATACTTTGTTCTTATATCTAGGGGTGTTGGTAACCCACTGTCACCAACAGATATTGACATTATTACAGTATTACTTTCATCTGTTAGTACAGAACTATTTGATGTTGGAGAATAATACCACTTATCTATAACTGTTCTTGGTAGTATATTCCAATTTATATTCTTACTGGCTAATATATTGTAGCAGCCAGTATCTTCCCTTGTTATAGTTGTTATAGTTTCTAAAATATTTAGTGTTTTAGAATCTAGTATCTCTACTTTATGTATTTTGTATGGATCATAAGATACACCTGATCTTATAAAATGCATCCCTAACTCAATCTCTTGATTAATAACCGCGTTATATCTTGTTACAGCCATTTTAGTACCTCATTAGCAGGGTGCTGCATCATAATCATCATCGTCTGTTGTACTTATTTGTGATATAGCTTGAAGACTATGTATCACAGGGTTAAATCCTGGTTCTAAATAATCCTTATTTGCTAAATTCATTAATGTGGGTTTTGGGTTTGCGGAATCCCACCCCAATCCTTTTATATCATCTAAATTTACTTCAAATGCGGATAACTCCTCCAACACAGACCCATCGAATGGGTACTTTATAGCCATCAATATAGTATAAAAATCTGAACTCATTGGGTCTGTTTCAGTATTAAAAGCATATTGATATATTCCAGTGGTACCTATTTCTATTAAATTTCCTTCTGTTACTCCTCCGGTTTCTACGAAAGTATTTGTAGAAAAATCATAAAACCTATTATCTATATTTCGTATTATTTTTAATACTACATAACCTGTTTGAAGTCCAGATAGGCGAGAACCGTTAGAATCTAACGGCATAAATTGGATATAAGCTATCTTTCCTTTTTGAAAAAACTTCATATAATCCTCTTAAGGAGGGGGTTTCCCCCCTCCTATAGTTATTTAACCTAAAACTATTGCCGATCCTGATTGTGCAACTGTGAACGTTAACACTACTTGATTAAGACTAACTACCTTGGTACAATCAATTTCATTACCGCTTCCATCGAATGCACGAACTATTACATTTGTTACTCCTAAATTATGCGTAATAGTCCAAGTTGTATTAGCGGATCCTTGCGGATGATCATATCTACGCGCTATTGCTTTAGTATTTCCTAATGTTCCGGCCACCCAGTTACTATTTGTATTATCCCATTCAAGTATAGCGTTTATGGCTTTTCCAACTGTTCCATCCGGTGATGATTGGTCTGCTGTAACATCTTTATAAGTATCATCAACAACGATGTCTGTATCAGACACACTTGCTATTTTATAATAACCATCATTGTCATCTGTACCGGACACTTGTATAAAGTTTCCTGCTACTAAACCGTGACTTGAATTTGCTAACACTATAGTATGTGTTGACACTGTTATTGATTGTATAGCTCTGCTTGCCACAGATTCATCATCTAGCAATTTTACCTCTATTCCACCACTTGCATTAGATGAGTCATTTGTTATATTGGAATTAAGTTGCAGTACTGAATCAGCTAAGAACACCTCTTCAGAGTTTACTGTTGTTACAGTTCCTTGAACGGTAAGATCTCCGGACATTACAACATCATTACTTATTGTAGTTACCCCACCTGTTGTGGAGAATCCGGTTACTTTAGAGTCAATGTAAGACTTAGCTGCTTTTGCAGAAGGAACCGTGTCATCGTTTTCTGAGGTTGTAGAGATGTCTGTGTCAAGAACGCCGGTTGCTAACATACTTACTGTTAAATTACTAATTGTGTTGTTAGTAGCGTTAATGGTTTTATTTGTTAAAGTTTGACCATCGCTAGTTCCAACGATATTACCAGTTACTCCGTGGGTGCTTGTTAACGCCGCGTGTGTACTTACGTACCCACTTGCCGTTGATTCAGCTGCTGTTTTTTGCGAGTCTGTGTAAGATTTAGCTGCTTTTGCTGAAGGAACTGTGTCGTCGTTTTCTGAGGTTGTAGAGATGTCTGTGTCAAGAACGCCGGTTGCTAACATACTTACTGTTAAATTACTAATTGTGTTGTTAGTAGCGTTAATGGTTTTATTTGTTAAAGTTTGACCATCAGATGTTCCAACGATATTACCAGTTACTCCGTGGGTGCTTGTTAACGCCGCGTGTGTACTTACGTACCCACTTGCCGTTGATTCAGCGGCGCTCTGTGCTGTACTTACGTTTGCGGTTGTTGCTAGCGTCCCTGTTGCTGGTAATGTTACACTAGTTGCCTCTGTTACAGTAAGTGCCAAAGAATAAGCGCCGGATGTTGACAAACTGCCACCCAAACTTATATCTTTTCCACCTATTTTAGAAACAGTAACTGCCCCAGCGGATGTTATAGCCGCATCACCAGACATTGTTTGATTTACCCAATTAGTACCGCTATATATAGCTATATCACCAGAATCTAAAGAGCTAAGTTGAACATCATTTAGGTCTTCAAAGGTTGGATTTGATACCTGAGTTGAATGGAATCCATACCAAGTTGTGCCAGCATCCTTTGTTACGAAACTAAATATATCCACGGATCCGGCATCGGTTGCGGGTTGGGCCGCCACTCCAGTTGCCCAGTTAACCGTTCCTGGCCATGTTATTGTGTGATTTCCACTACCATCTTGTGTAGTGTAGACTGTTAGTGTGCAATTTTTTCCAGAAGCTGCTGGATTTGAGAATGTTAGAATCGGATCCCCAGTAAGTGTCATTGTTTGAACATTTCCGTTTGTTATATCTACGGTAGTAGCCCCAGACGCATTTCCTATTGAATATATGGTCTCCGAGTAATTCTTTAATTCAGAGGTACTTATAACTTTATTTGTTAAAGTTTGACCATCAGATGTTCCAACGATATTACCAGTTACTCCGTGGGTGCTTGTTAACGCCGCGTGTGTGCTTACGTACCCACTTGCCGTTGATTCAGCTGCTGTTTTTTGCGAGTCTGTGTAAGACTTAGCTGCTTTTGCGGAAGGAACCGTGTCATCGTTTTCCGAGGTTGTAGAAATATCTGTGTCAAGAACGCCGGTTGCTAACATACTTACTGTTAAATTGCTAATTGTGTTATTAGTGGCGTTAATGGTTTTATTTGTTAAAGTTTGACCATCAGATGTTCCAACGATATTACCAGTTACTCCGTGGGTGCTTGTTAACGCCGCGTGTGTACTTACGTACCCACTTGCCGTTGATTCAGCTGCTGTTTTTTGCGAGTCTGTGTAAGACTTAGCTGCTTTTGCTGAAGGAATTGTATCATCATTAGCGGATGTTGTAGAGATGTCTGTGTCAAGAACACCGGTTGCTAAATGTGATACTGTTAAATTTGTAACTGATACAGTATTTCCTGTTACATTAATACCGGTACCTGCAGTAATTCCAGATGCACCATTAAATTGTACAAAAGATATTGGATCGGTGTCTGCGACAGGATCGTCATCTTCATATGCTTGAACTACCCAGCCTGTATTTTTTTGCGTTGTGCCATTTATTACTAAAACATAATCACCTTTATGAACTTCTTGATCTGGAGTTCCATCAAAATCTGTAGCTCTTGTTAATACAAACGCTGTTTCCTCATCTCCAGCAACAGTTACAGTATATACACCGTTATTAACCGCGCTAGATTGATTTTTAACTAATACGCGTTCGCCTACTAAAAGATCCTGCCCATCTAAAACAAGTGCTCCAGATGCATTAGCTGTTAATGTCTTACCAGCCTGACTTCCAGAAGGGGTAACACTTAGTTCTTCAGTTGTAGCAGCCTCTACTGGTGCGTGAATCTCTAGTCCTTGTATATAAGCGTCTACATAACCTTTTACTGCTTTTGCAGAAGGTATTGTGTCGTCATTTCCTGATACAGATGATAAATCTGTGTCAAGAACGCCGGTTGCTAACATACTTACTGTTAAATTACTAATTGTGTTGTTAGTAGCGTTAATGGTTTT